GATTTTAACAGGTAGTGTCGCGGTTGTTGCTACAGTAGATATATCAACCGAGTTCTTGCTTCTTCCAATCGAAGTTGATCCTGCGGTCTGCACGACTGCACAGTTTTTACCAAGATCGTCTTGGTCTGCTGCACCATCGCATTGCATTTGCATGATAACAAAAGGATCAGAAGCAACATACGCTACAATATCACTCGCAGCAGTTGATGCTGGAAAATATTGATTTGGCGTAAATTGTTTTGTCGTTGGATCAGTGTAAGCGCATCCAAGAAATACACCTATAGGGGTACAAGCTGTTGTGCCTGTATCTTTAGCTATAGTCGTATTCGGATTGTCATCAGCCCATTTTACAAAGTCACCATAAAATATGGAAGTACCATAAGCACTCTTGATTTTATAGTGCGTAACTTTGGCATTGTATGCACAAGACACTAATGATCCAACAGGCGTAGCTCCATGAGGAGTTGCACTTGCCGCCATGATTGTCTCCTATAAAAGTTAAATTAAGTGACTCTAAGAATCACTCCCAAAAGTTGTCCTAGTCTTGCGTTCAAAGACTTGCTTTGTCGCCATCCTAGAATCTTGATCTTTAAAATATGCGTTGTCTACAGATTCCATTTATGTGTGAGCCATTTTTCTAAAATGCTCATCTCTAGCTTCCGCTCGTTCTTTTGGCATCTTGCATAACAATTGCCCACCAATCTCTATATTCCCTTGTTCCGCCCATTGTGAATTGTGATCCATCATATGGATATGAAGTTCCGGGTGATCTTCTAATTTACAAGGCACCCAGCCTTCACGAAGTTTTTGAGAAACATTAGGATTATCTGCTTCACCTAAAAGGCTTGTCCTTATGTATCTAAAAACCCAACCATCTATTGGGTCTGGATCGGGTAAAATCGATGGATTGTCCCAACTTTGCTCTCTTTGTTCCACCTTTCGGCTTTCTGAACCCCTTGGGGTACGCTCTTGGTTTGCAGGTTCTTCTACATCAGAAGTTTCAATATTATTTGTTTGATTAATTTCTGACATAGCTTAACTCTCCCGTAAAAGTTGATTTGCATATGACTCATTTGTTATTCCAAGTTTCTTAGCGATTCTCACTTGGCTTTGAGTCAAACGTATTGAGCGAGGTTTTTTACCGCTATTCCTCTGAGCGGGTGCGACAACATTTGCCGGTTGTCGTTTAGGTGCTTCTTCTTGAACAATTTCTGTTTCATTGGAAGATTGCACACCAAAAAATTCAGGAAATTGACCTTTCATTGCTGTATCAATTTCACTGTAATATTCCTTTGACTGAGTAGCAGGATCAACGCCTTTCGCCTTTAAACTCTGATCCAGATACATGGCATAGGATGTCATCTCCCTATGCGCTGGATCAGTACCCATGAACCACGGGTTTTTACCTGACCACTCTTGCATCTCAGGGTCAAGTTTAGGTTGAACCGGCTGTTGAGGTGCATTCTTTGCTACCTGATTCTGTATCGATTGAGCGTAAGCAGGTGCATTTTGTTCGGCATAGGTCGCTCTGGAAAGTAATTCCTGCGCTTTTGCCATTTCATCTGCATCGCCTTCATCATAAGCTTTCTTGAATTGAGCCTGTGCATTGTGCTTTGCCCACTGAGCATTATTCATGGCTTGCTTATTCAAGGCATCACCGCCTTGATTGACCATTTCCTGCAAGCGTTGATTTTCCTGCATGACTGTTTTTAAATTATTGACAGCCTCTTGGCTTTCCCTATTTGCCGCTTCTTTAGCCCTGCGTTCTTCATGGTACTCGTATTTGATCTTATTGATACGATCACCGGCACGTTTGCTATATTCGGATATCTCCTTATCTAGCGTATCATCATCAACATCGTCACTGGCTGTTTCCTGTTTCTTTGGTCTGCGATCTTCTTCGGGAGTATCATCCACAATCTCAACTTTAAGATCATCGGGTACTACTGAAGTAATATCAGTCTTTACCCCGAAAAATTTTTCTTCTTCAGTTGCTTTTTCTGTTGCTTCGCTCATGCTCTCACCACTCCTGTCGGGTTTTCGACAACTGCTTCCACAGTGTCATCGTTGATTAAGCGAAACTCTTGTCCGTACATCTTTATGCGAGTGCCAGAATAAGCACGAAATAATACCCAATCGCCTTTTTTACACCAAGCTCCACTCGGAAATCTCTTGGCATCCTTATAGCAATCAGGTCCGAGTTTTAAAACAAATCCGCAAATATTCGCGGTTTCTTCTATCTGTCTTGTTTCCTCGGCTTTTATAATACCGCCTTCCGTTTTTTCCTTAGACTGTGGCATGACTACCAATATCTTCCATCCTTTCGGATCAGGCATTTGGCTTTTGCCATCTAAATCTATGGGTGGTTTTTCGGGAGATATTTTTTTTGCTGTGCTTTTATTCATAGTGTTGCACGACTTTAGGAGTCGAGTTCCTGTTATTTAATATGCTTTTCACTCCAGTCCAGCATTTCTCTTTCCGCGAGTGCCAATCCTTCAATAACACCAGCCATCTTTTGATAATCGCTAAAATCCTTACAGGCACCCGTTGCCATGTGATCAGCGTGTTGATTCATCAGCTCCCTTAGACGTTTCTTTAAAAAAGAAGAGAGTGATAGCTGTGTGATATCATTTGTCATTCTTATTGATATCTTTGGCTATATCGATACCAATGTCAAGACCCTTCATATATTCTTCGCGCTCTGCTTTTTTATCTTCTTGTTCGTTTGATAGCAGATCGCTTGCAATTTGCTGTCCTACTTTTAATCCTGCTATTTCTTCTTGTGACTTAATTCGTTTTTCTTCAAGCTCTTTATTACCACTGGCTTTAGCCGCATCCAGCAATATTTTGGCTTGACCTTCCTGTAATTTGCGTTGCACTTCCGCTTCCTTGATACCGAGTTCCCTTTCCTTCGCCTGTATCAATGGGTCTTTCATTTGTTCTTGTATACGTTGTTGTTCCGCTTGCGCTTGCGATGTCATGGTGACCCGCTTCGCTGCTTCGGCAACCAACTCGGAAATCCGTTTCTCAACATCGGCAGGGATAGGCTCGCCTTCTGGCGGTAACTCAATACCCATTTCCTGCTCAACCTGTTTCCTGAACTTCATGGTCAGGTGCTCATTCACATAGGCTGATGCTGCCGCTTGTATTGCTGCTGCATTCGGTGCCTTTTCAACCAGTTGCATGATTTCAGGATTTTCTTGAGCTGATGCCACTGTCATTATATGTGCTTCGTGATCCTGCTCGATAAATGCCTTAACGGGATTGCCGTTGATTAAATTCTGTACTGCCGTGACGGGATCGACTGGTTTAATGTCATCCTCAGTCGGAACGATATCTTCCACGTTCCTGATTCCCAATACTTCCAGCATCTGCCGATGCAATTCAGGCAGGTTATACATCTGCGGTGCGGTGGTCGCCAATTGCATGGCGGCTTGATACTGCATGATGCGTTGTGCCATTGTTGCAGCATTCGGATCGGATACGGGCAAGACATCCACCCTTTCATCAAAATCCTCCGCCTTGATAAATTCTTCTTCATCCATCTCGTAGGGGTAAGCGGGATCGGTAAAATCGGTAACGATATTGACCAATATATCAAATTCCTTGCGCATGGAAGCATGAAGCCGTGCTTGTACCGCACTCATCACTTTCATGTTTCTTTCCATCAATGCCAGCGTTGTGCCGACAGGAGCCTGATTATTCATGTCCGATATCTTCATATCGGAGATACTGGCAAACCTTCTTCCTTCCTCAACAATATTCTGCAATAGCTGGTATAGCGTTGCCGATGGTTCCTTGTAAGGCAGGAAGGTAATATTATCCCGAATCGCGCCACCGGGAATATCGACATCCCTGAACTCGCCCGGCATGATCGGGGTATCATCGCCCTTAATGCGTAATCCTCTGGCTTTCAAGCCGCCCGGTAAATTGGATAACGTACCTGCATCCACTAACTGCCTTAATAGGCTGGTGGCTGATTTGGCTAATCCGCCTATCATGTGGATCAATCCAAAGCCGTAAAAACCGATTCCCGGTAAATACTGGTAATGCACAAAATGCATACGCCTTAATTTTTTCGGGTCATCCTCATACCAATTCCTGCGGATACTCAGGACAATCCCGCTTGGATAGTCCATCGTTACCACATAAGGTACCGCTATTCCCGTTGCATTCCCTGATTCATCGGTATCTTCAAATCCCTGTAAATCCAGATTTACCTGCATTTCCAGTAATACATGGCGATTATCAAGGTTGTAAGTATCGACATCGCCCGTCATCTCGTCATATTTTTTGGCGATATCGCTTGAATTTGGTGATGCATCCGGTAATTCGACATCCCTGTAGAAGCCGCTTACCTGCATCTTGCGTACATCATTGGAAGATTTCTTCATTATGTGCGTGGCACGTTCACAGGTTTCCAGATCACTTGCTCCGTAATTCACGATAACATCTTCTGCCGGTACAAAAATCGAGCAGGGTCTATCCAAATTAGGATCGTAATATACTTTACGGAACGCGGAACCCGCCAACGGAAGGGAAAATAACATCTTTTCCGTTTCGGTTCGGTATTCCGTCATCTCGTGGGTCAGCAGGAAGTTGAGATAATCTTGGACACGCTGTGCCTGTTTTGTCTTATCTTCAGTGACCTTGCCGACTATTTTTGTCCTGACAGGACCTTGTGCTGGAAACATTTCCGAAATTGCCTGAGATTGAAAACGGATGACCGCTTCACTCATCATCGGGTGAAACACGCCACAGGCTCCAGCCCACGGGGTGGTACGATCTTCAAACTTCAATCCGAGCTGATCCAGTCCTTTGGTGTAAGTCTCTTCCCAATCAGTACGGGAT